CAACTGGTATTGGATAACGTCAGTTACCGCTGTTTCTCCACGGAGGTCAAAAGAGCAATCAGGGTGAACGATTGCCATATAGTTTCCGTTTTCCCAGCCAGGAGCAGAGGCACCACGAAGTTCCGCCACAGCTTGACGACCTATATTGGCGTCAAGAGTATTGCCATCGGCAACGGTGACACGGGACGTTGGGAGTGCACCCGATCCTGTAGAGTAAAGGACATTAGTGCCGCCCATTACAACATTAGACACAACTTTGTCGAGCGAATCGACCATGTTGTAGCCAATGATATTGGCGGCGTCAGCATCAACATTCAAGAATGATGTGCCTCGGATCAAAGCAGTCGTGATGACTGAGCTACCATACTCAGCCAAAGTAACATCTACTTTGGAGTCGCTGAGAGCAACAGGCGTAACGTCTGTCGCCTCAGTAAGCGTTCCGGTAACCTGAGCCATGTTCGGATAGAACGTGAACTGAACAGTTGCCGCATTATGGCTCTGTGCAGTCGAACGAACATCCGCAACCATCTCATAAAGAGGTTGTGAACGTAAGGCAAAATAGGCGATCTGTTCGAACGCCGTAGTTACCTGATTCGTTAATTGACCAGTCCCGGTTGGGTTAGTTAAGGATAGAGGTGGTGTATAAGCCACAGTGAGTCCTATGGTTAGGACTCCGATGGTTTAGCGAAAGGTCAGGTAGCTGCGCCCCACAAAATACCATTCGACTCTAACAATGTCCGAAGTTCATCTTGATCGGTTGTTGCTCTAATTTGTGAGTCTAAATCAGGTGGTAACACCGGATCTCCACCTTCACCTGCCGCCTGTATCCGTTGCTCTGCACTCAACATATCGTTAAACACAGAATTGGCTATCGGTGCAGCATCAGCAGCACCCAAGAACCCTGCCATTGTGGCTTCCTGACGGATAGCCTCAACATCGAGTTCACCTTCATAGCCCTTCACGAAATACTTGGTACGTGCGTCATCAAGATCAAGTCCTGCTGAACGGAACGTATCACGCCGCTGAATAGACGAAAGCTCTAGTTCTAAAGTCGCAGCTTTTTCTTCTGCTTCCTTAGCACGGTTTTCGAGATCTCGTCGCCAGTTTGGTTTCGATTCGGTTGAACTGCCAGAACCTATTTCACTGTCGCCAGTGGAGTCGGAATCTGTCATATGTCACTCACCTATCTATACGCATCCTCGACGGTGGTACCTCGGATGGAAATTTTGTGGCTAGCTCGCCCATACGGGGCCGACCAACAAACTAATTATTGCATCCTACTGTGCTTATGTCAAGTACTGACAGCACCGGCACCAATAATACCTGCAGATGTGGCAGCTAAACCACCGGCACCTTCAAATCTAGATGTGCGTCGTTCTCTTTCGCGTCGCAACCTATCACGTTGTTCACTATCCCCAAATCTTCCCCAAGCAATCTCGTCTGAAGTCATTCCTTCTTCATAAAGAGTGCCCCCAGTCAATGCCCCAAATGGACTGAGTTGAGAAACAACTTCACGTGGCTGAATATCTTGTCCGTATGCGTAGTCAGCAAACTCCCGACCTAACATTCCACCGGTAGCTTGCATTCCTGCAGCACTAATCTTTGCGCCACCGACTTGTTGCTGCGCTTTTTTAATATTTGTTGCACGTTTCGGATCAAGGAAATACATTACTAAATCCTCATTCGTATACCCATAATTAGTTTGTAGAATACCTTTAACATATGGATCAACATTATTTGCTGACCATTCTGCAAGATCTACCCGATCACGCCATTCTGCCAGAGACACATCGCCTGCTATTAACGCAGTAATACCGTCAGCAGCAACCGTTTTACCTGCCCCAGCTAAGAAATCGGGGTCTATACCTGCCGCTGAAGCAATCTGAGTGTAACCGCGGGTAAGATTTATGTACTCTGTTTCGGTGATAGCAGAGTAACCGGCTTTGCGACGTTCTGCCATTGCTGGAAATACACTGTCATAAGCGGCTCGAACTGTTGGATCGGTTCCGTATCGCATTTCGAAAACGATTGCGTCACCATCAAGCCCTGATTCGGCCATACCTAACGCCCATTTAGTTAAGTCTGGATCTACGCTACCATCTGGATTGACTGCACCACCAAGACCGAACTGATTAAGAAAGCCTTTCATCATGGCTTTCGCACTAGCAATACCTTTTTGTTTTTGGAACGACAAATAAGGATCTTCGACAGGAGGATCATCACCATCGCCGCCATCGGGTCTAGGAGAAGTTGAAGTATCTTCTGTGCAATGACCTATAAAATTCGCTTCGTCAGTCCATACCCATATACCGGGCTTACCGTTATAACCATCAATGGGACATGCAGCCATCGCTTGACGTGTCTCTTCTGACATCGTAGGACGATCTTTACCACCATCTGTAAGAACATCTTTGCCACCTAAACCGAACTGTGGCTCACCGACAGCACCATCCCACCAATCTGGATCACCACCACCCCGTGTAGCTCGTGCCTGGATTTGTAAATCTTTGATTGCTTGTTGTCCTGCATCGTAAATTTTAAGTTGAAATTCAGCTTCACGCTGAATGCGATCAAGATCAATTCCAAAAGCCATTACGGTACCAGCCCTAACGCCTTACCCATAGTCTGCATTATATCGTACCCCTTGTTAAGACCAGCCTCAGATCTATCGTATAGATCGGTAGTACGAAGATAATGAGCGAAGTTTGCGCCAGAAAGAACAGCCGGATCGTTACCTAAAGTCATTCCCATTTCACGTTCCGAACCATCCCACGATGGGGTATACCCGAACACGTTTCTAAAGATAGGGTTATAGCTGTTGAGAATAGTTGTTGGGGCAACTCCTGCACGGATACGCTCAGCGAAGTTGGGGTAAAGAGTTGCTGATTGTTCAGCTAACTCTGTTGCCAAAATATCTAAAGTGGTTTCGCCCCGATATATGCGGCGTGACGCATCTTCAACCCAGCCTTCATCCATTTGGGATGGGTCCATAAGATGCTGCCGTAATCTTTCATTGATATTGGCTACGTTTGCGGCGATGTCGCTGCCCGGTCGTGCATCAATTCCGAATTCCAGATCAAGGTCTTCGCTAATCAGATCCTTAATTTGATCTTCTGTCCAACCAGCTAGCCAAGCATCTAAAGCAAATTCGTTGATCTCGTCTTCGCCCCAACCAAGGTTGCTTAGCGCAGCGATTTCTTCGATTGTTTCAACAAAAGTTGAGATGAGATCTTTTTGACGTGTCGTTAATTCGTCACTGTCATCGCCAGCCTTATCCCATTCTTGTTTACGAAGCCCACGCCCCTCTTCATTATTGCGGTAATGTTCTGTTGAGGCATAAAGTTCATTAATCCAAAGTTGCATGGCCTTTAGGCCAGCCTCAGTTTCTCGATCAAAGTCGTGAGGGTTGAAACGAATAAGATCGTAAATATTCCATGTCTCACCTTTATATCTGACTGTCGCAGTCGGATCGGTTTTTAACGATTCAAAATCAAAAGTGGTAAGATCAGGCTTAGTGGTTTCTCCTGTTATAGCTTCAAGATCTTTATCAATTTCTTCTTCAATAGTGCCCGGAATTTCGCCTACATTAACCATTATTGGGCCATCGCTTTCGCCAACATTGTGCTAATTGCAGCGTCCTCAACCGCAGCTATCCCAGCTTCAACTTCAGGTAACTCGCCTTTCTCTACCGCTTCCAAAGCACGAGCCGTTATACCAGCTTTATATTCTGCCCCAGAAACAGCACCTTGCCCAATGTTTTCTATCTCAATATCTTTAGTCCACTCTTCAACCATCCCCATAAAGCCGCCCACATTCTTTCGCCCAGTCAATCCAATCAACACATCCTGAGCCATTTGACGGCCATGATCCCTGTTGATTTGTGAGACACGACCAGCATTAACAGCTTGACCAAATAATTGATCTTGGAAATTTTCAATCGGAACTGGAGCGTCTAAACCTTTAGGAATAAAACGGTCACCAAGTTCAGACATACCCCCCAAAAGTCTTGATGCTTGACCTATGGCAGCATCAGACATATTCATCAAAGATCTTTGGACCACATCCCGATCATATATTGCATCTGGATCTGTATACATTCGAGGACCAAGAATCTCATATGTCCATGATGTTGTCCCATCACCCAAAGCTAAACCCTGAGCAATAAGGCGCTGCGACTCTTCAGACTGCTCATCATAAATCGCCATAACATCAGACACGGTAACGGGAACATCTTCTTCAACTATCCGATTAAATTCGAATCCTTGCTTTTGGAGATTGGAATCAACTTCCCAACGAAGCCCTCGCACATTTACATCCTCAAATTTTGAGGATCGAGGAAGTCCGGTACCCGGCATAACCTGAGGACGGAAAGCATAGAACGCCATATCTTCGGTACCTAAAATACCGGGAAGCTCAAACCTGTTCATACGTGTACGCCGCTGACCGCCTTTATCGTAGGGAAGATATGCGGTGTTGAAAGCAAACGTACCGGGTTTCATTGTGTTCATTACGAAAGCGTCGTTAAGGAGCGACGTTGTGCTGCCTCTTGGGTCGTCTTGACCGTATTGCATTTCGCCCACGTTTTGTGACATGGCTTGTTGAACTTCGAATTGAGCTTCTTCTTCCGTTACCCCTGCTTTAGTTGCCACATTCCGGGCTGCTGCCGCAAGATCGTCTGCATTTTTGAGAGTGCCTTCTTCGCTTCTGATTGCTACTTCTGCTTGGGCTGCATTCCCTACTGGGATTGCGGCTGCAGGTTCGCTACCATCTTCTGCTTTTGCTTCTCTTGATTCTTCTAAATTACTAGCAATTTCTCCTGCAGACAGTTCAGTATTTAGACCAAACCAGCTAAGAACCATTCCCCCCAAATTTGCTGCACTCACAGCTAGAAACCATCTTGGCCCAAAGACAGCCGTCGCAGCAGAAATAGCTAAACTAATCGCTGTATCTACACTAAAAACTGCATCAGGGTCAAGTCCAAAACCTGCTATTTCTAACTGGATTTCTTTTTCAATGCCACGCAGCGTTTCATTATCAGCCATCATTTGACCAAAAAGCAACTCATCTGCAATAACTTCGTTATCTTCTACAGGATCAGCCATACTAATTCGCTTCTACTAATTCAAGTCGGCGCGGGAGATTTTGGGTAGATATACTTTCCATCTTACTAAAATACCTATCATAGATCGGACCAAAGTCCGGGTACCGAAGAATACTCAACACCCCAATTTCCCAGCGTTGCCTAAGATCATCATTCTTTTTGTATGAAAGAAGAAGATAATTGGAGTTAGATTCAATATTGGCACGGATAACCATCTCTTGACCAATACTGTCATGCAAGGTAAGGAACATTTCGATAACAGGAATTTCAGGCCGATAAGCAAAATCTTCGCTAGCAACTACTTCTCTGAACGCTTCAAGGATTCTGCCTTGTGTCTGGAAATTTCCGATGTCATTGAATTCGGCTGCCCAAATAGGATTGACTCCACCTAACTCAGCGATAAACTGATCTTTCCTTGTTTTCAAATCAAAATTAGAATTAGCATTTAAGCTGGCTGACCCACCAGAATCCGCACGCAAACGAAGTTCAGCATCAAGAGAGTTTCTAAATACTCGGTACTCACGCCAACCAATAGACTCTGATGCTTCGGTAAGAATCCCCCCCGGATCTAAATACTCTTTACGACCTGACCGAATTTCTTCATCACGTATAGCACGATTGTATTCGAACTGGACATCTATCGCCCCCACAGCACCGGTAATGAATCCACCTATTTCTGGGTAACGATCAGCAAGATCTTGATGCGCCAAATATTTTTGGTGACCTTCAAGAGTTCCTGCAACAACACCGTTAGCA